CCTCTCAGGTGTCACGATATGACAGAACTCTACTGCATCCTTGCCTACACCCTCGGCCTGCTCACAGGCGTCTGCGGCATCTTGATGGCGATGGCTAACACCGGGCGCTGCGATAACTGCCCACAAAACAAGGATGCTCCATGAGCTACGACACCACGCTATCCATCAAGCTGCCCTATGCGCTGGCAGACATTGCTGCAATGATTGGTCGCGCCCTTGATCCCGATATTGGTGGAGACAAGAGCTTCGCCCGCATCGTGACTGGCATGGACGCCAAGGGCCGCCCCATCTACGGCGACACGATCAGCACCACAACGCCATGCACCAGCGCTTTCAAGGCGAAGTGTGAATACATGCTGATGAATTCCGACGCGCTCCATGCGGCTGTGGCTGCGGACTATTCAAAGCGGTGGGCTGATCTGACGCCGCCCACGCTGGCGCAGTGCCAGGCGTTCTGTGCGGGTGTGATTCCTGAGCCAGTACCGCTTTACCAATTTGTAGAATCCGCTACATGACAGAAAACCAGATTGCACGGCTTGGTGATGACGCCGCGATTGTTTTGGACAATGAAGCGTTTAAACAGGCTATGGACGGGCTTAAAAGCCAGGTCAATGCGCAGCTATTGGATTGCCCTATACGTGACCGGGAGGGCATGGTTCTGCTGTTGCAACTTTCTAAGCTGGTGGCTAAGTTTGAAGGAATCTTGACCGGCATGGTGGCAAATGGCCGATTTACTCAGGTCAAGATTGATATGGATAAAGAGCGCAACGAAACACGGGCACAAAAGTGGCTGCGCAAGGTTAACGGATGATGGATGCATACGCGCCAAAGTTCAGAAAAACGCGCCATGTCCCTGATGATGTTGTTGCTGCAATAGATGCGCGAGTGGCGAAATATTATTCAGATCGTGGTGTTGAGAGCGAAATTGCACGAGGTGATAAGGGCTTCTTTTTGAAGATGTTTGTGCGTGGGGACCATATTGGCGGCTTGCAGCAACTCCCTGGTGCATTGAAATTTAACGGGTAGGCATTTACCCTTTCGCGTCCGCTGAGAAGCGCCGCACCGTCCTCCTAATGCCAAGAGGGGGACAGTTAGAAAGATCATCATGAGCGAACAAGCAGAATCTGCACTCGAATCAGGTGGATTGGCAGACCTTGCTTCATTCTTGTCGGAAACCCCGGAAATGGGAACCGTAGACGAAAATGAAGACGAAAACGTAGATGAATCGACCGGCGACGCCGACAACGAGGAAGCTGCAAACGACGAACAGGAAGAAGAAGATGCCGAGGAATCGGAAGAATCGGACGAGCCTGCACCCGTTGCAAAAATCACCTTTAAGGTGAAGGGCGAAGATGGCGTTGAAGAAACGGTGGAGGCATCTACTGACGAACTCGCGGCATCCTACATGCGCCAAAAGGACTACACCAAAAAGACTCAAGCCCTTGCAGAGCGTGAGACTGAGGCGGTTAAGTTCCTAACCCAAAAACATGACGAGATGCGCAATCAATACGTGTCACAGGCCGAGGTGAGTCGGGCGGCTGTGGTGCAGATGGCGGGTCTTAAAACAGACGACGAGATGGCAGCACTTGCCAATTCTGACCCTGCGGCATGGGTGGCTGAAAACCAGCGGCAACGGCAAATTGGCAACTTCTTGAATCAGCTTGATCGGCAGATCAACGGTGAAAAGCAGCAAGCCAAAGAGCAAGCCGAACAAACCATCCAAAACCAGCGGCAAAAGCAATTTACCGAGACTTGGGACGCCTTGCAAAAGGACGGTATCGACAAGCCTAAATTGCAAAAGATTTATGGAGATGCCGTGAGTAAGTACGGTTTCACCAATGAAGAACTCGCAACTATTTACGACCACCGCATGGTGCGTGTGCTGAAAGATGCAGCCGCATTCCAGGCGTTGCAGGCGCAAAAGTCTGCTGTGTCTAAGAAGGTGGAAGCCGCACCGCGTATGCCAAGCCGACAAACACCACCCGCACAACAACGGCGTGACCAAGAGCTAGGACGCAAGTTCACTCAAGGGAACGCAAAACTCAAAGATTTAGCCGCGTTTTTGCGGTAACCGTTTTTAACTGGAGCATTTACCATGACTGTCCCTACCAACCTATACCAAAAAGATTCTCTCAAAGGTAACCGCGAGGACTTGATTGACAAGATCTTTCAAACCTCGCCAACTGAAACCCCTATCACGTCCGCTGCTGGTCGCGTTACGGCTACAAGCACATTCCATGAATGGCAGCGCGATTCTCTCAGTGCTGCAAATGCCGACAATGCCATGATTGACGGTGACGATACCGCGCTCCAAGCCCAGGTCGCAACAGAACGAGTCGGCAACCACTTGCAAATTTTCAGCAAAGTAATCGGAACATCCCGCCGCGCCAATATCATCAAAAAGGCCGGTCGTGGTGCTGAGCAGGCGCTGCTGAAAGCGAAAGCCTATCTGGAGCTGAAACGCGACTTTGAAAAGATGATCGTTTCAAACAATCCTGCTGTAGCTTCTACGACTTCGGTGGCTGGCAAGTCTGCTGGTTTGGGTGTTCAGTTGTACCTGAACTTGTCGTCTGCTGCTGGTGGGTCTACTACCTCGTGGACGACTGGCGCTCCTACCGTTGCTCCTGTCACTGGCACACCACGCGCAATGACGGTGGCAATGTTGAATACTGTTCAGCAATCCATTTTCACAAACTCCGGTGTCCAGCCTGACATGATTGTGATGGGGCCTGCCCACAAGGCGGTGTTCTCTAGCTTCACGGGCATTGCGCAAAACCGATTGGACACTGGCAAGAGGCAAGGCGCTGTTGTCACCGGGGCCGACATCTTCATTGGAGACTTCGGCACGTTGCAAGTTGTACCGCACTACCTCATGGCTGGCGCTGCTGATACCTACCTGTTGAACATGGATTACATCGATATTGCTACCCTGGACGGTGTGAAAACATCCCCATTGGCAAAAACCGGCGACTCCGAAAAAGAGTTGATCACGATGGATGCTTGCGTGGCGGTGCGTAGCTCTGCGGCCCAAGGAAAGATTGCTGGGCTGTCTGGCGGCTAACGTCTAACGACGCATAAGAAGGGGCTTCGGCCCCTTTTTCTTTGCTGCTTTACCAATTTTTAGAATGGGCCAATCAGGAGCAAATATGAGTAGCATCGGATCTTTCACAGTTGACGACGGGGTTCACGCTTACGGCGTGCGCAAGCAAGTGACTTTTGAGGGCGACCAAGCCATCACAAAACTCACCTACGATGCAGCTCCTTTCTTGGAGCGCGCACACGCTCAACGCATTGCAACAGCAGGAGACCGCTGGGGAGAAGGTGTAGGCACCAAGGTCGGAGAGATGCCCATGGCGGTGTACGGACAGATGCTGAAGATAAGTGGCGCAGAAGAGCGGGCCAAGTTCGCGCACAACTGGCTACTGTCAAACCCCGCATTTGTCACGTTTGAAAAATACCTCAAATGAACTACACCGAACTAAAAGCGCAGGTTGCGAGCTACTTGCACCGGACCGACTTAACTGCGCAAATCCCAACTTTTATCGCGCTGGCTGAAGCATACCTGTTCCGTGAGTTGCACATTAAGGAGATGCAGGTTTCCATAGTTGGATCAACAACAGGCGGCTATGCGGATTTACCTGCTGATTTCGGTTCTGTTTCTCGCGTGTCTGTCACTTACGGCGGTGTTGCTCGTTCGCTTGATTACATCTCCCTTGCTGATGTTTCAACCTCAACGAATGCGGCTCCAGCGTTTTATTCGCTAGAGAACAACAAGCTGCGCATTTGGGGCGCTGGTGACGGTCAGGCGTACACGCTGTACTACATCCCCGCGATCCAGAATCTGTCGGACATTGTTAGCACCAATTGGCTATTGGAAAACGCGCCCGAGTTGTACCTGGATGCATCGTGCTTGCAAGGCGCTAAGTTCGTGCGCAATGACGCGGAAGTGGCAAAGCTGACGGGCAATATTGCACTGTCGATTGACTCGGTTAAAAGGTTCTCTGAACGGCGCGGACAACCCGCAACTGGCTCCATGCAGATCAAGGTGCGCCGTGGATAAGCTGATTGGCTTCGCGCCAGACGCTGACCCAACCGGGCCTGGCGTCTTAACGTCCGTCACCAACCTGATACCTTGGGAACAAGGCATAAAGGGTGCGCCTACAGGATCAACCCCTTCAGGTGTGCCTGCATTGGCGGCTGAATGCCGTGGTGCTGCTGTGGTGACCAAGCTAGACGACACGCGCCGGGTGTTCGCAGGGACTACGACAAAGCTATATGAGCTGACGGGCGGGGCTTGGGTGGACTCGGGGGGTGTATATACAGGCGGGTCTGATACCCGTTGGTCGATTGCTCAATTCGGTAATGCTACGATTGCAGCCAACCTTGCCGACACTGTTCAGCGAAGTTCAGGCGCTGCGTTTTCCAGCATTGCAGGCGCACCCAAAGCGAAGATTGTGTTTAGCGTTGGAACACAGATCATGGCGCTCAACACCAA